TCAGCCATCGGGCGAGAGGTTACAAAAGCGGGCGTACTGCCCCTGAAAGGCAAGGCGGACGGTGCCGATCGGTCCGTTGCGCTGTTTGCCGATGATGATCTCGGCGGTGCCTTGATCCTTGGCATCGGGGTGGTAGACCTCATCGCGGTAGATGAAGGTGATGAGGTCGGCGTCCTGTTCGATGGCGCCGGACTCGCGCAGGTCGCTCATGATCGGGCGTTTGTTGGGGCGGTTTTCCAGCGCGCGGTTGAGCTGAGAGAGCGCGATGACGGGGCAATTCATTTCTTTGGCGAGGGCTTTGAGGGCGCGGGAGATCTCGCTGATCTCCTGCACGCGCTGGTGTCCCATGCCGGGCACGCGCATGAGCTGCAGGTAGTCCACCATGATGACGCCAAGCTGGCCGCCGTATTTCTTGGCGATGCGGCGGGCGCGGGCGCGTAGCTCGGCGGGGGAGAGGGCTGCGGTGTCGTCGATCTCGATCGGCATGTGCTGGAGGGTACTCATGGCTTGAGTGAGCTTGATCCATTCGGATTCGTTTAACTGACCTGAGCGCAGGCTGCTAAAGGGAATACTGGCGTAGGCGGCGATATGGCGGGTCATGATCTGCTCGGCGGGCATTTCCATGGAGAAGATCAGGCCGGGCAGTCCGGTCTGGCGGATGAGGTTAAAGACCAGATTCATGGCGAGGGTGGTTTTGCCCATGCTGGGGCGGGCGGCGACGATGATGAGGTCTTGCCGCTGCAGGCCCAACGTCTCGCGGTCAAGACTGCTGAATCCGGTCGGGTAGCCGATCAGGCTGCCTTCCTGACGTTGCAGGGTTTCGACGGTGTGGATGACTTTGGTCAGGAGGGTCTTGGCGTCCTGCGGACCGGTGCCGCGTGTGGTCTGGGCGTCATTGAGGCGGTGGAGGTCGGTTTCGATGCGGTCGAGGATGTCGGGGACGCTTTGGCCTTGCGGGTCATGAGCGGTCTGCAGGATGTCATGACCAATCCGGATCAGGTCGCGCAGAACCGCCAACTCTTGGACGCGAGCGGCATAGGCGGGGAGATTGTAGTAGGCGGCGGGGGCGTTCTGTAGCAGGCTCAGCAGGTATTCGGTGCTACCGGCGTCGCTCATGAGGCTGCGGTCGGTGAGCCATGTTTCTAGTGTCATGGGGTCATAGGGGATATTGCGCCGACTGAGGTCTTCGATGCCGCGATACATGAGCCGGTGGCGACCTGAGGAGAAGGCGGCTTCGTTTAAGATCCCGTCAAGCGCCTCCAGACTGTCGGGTACGGTGAGCAGGATGGCGATGATGGATTGCTCGTAGTGCAGATTGTGCGGCAGGCTGAGGCTGGGCGGATTGGAGTTGGTCGTGCTGTTGGTCTGGGTTGGTGTGCGGGCGCGGGTGGGGATTACGGTCATCGATGGTCCGTCCTATGATTTGGCGTCGATTTTTGTCGTCTGGTTTGGTTTGAGCTTGATTTGAGAGTCGTGGGCATCTGGTGTGCTTGACGGAGTACGATGGTGGCCCGCGTCAAAAAATCTGGTTGCGCGGGCCGTCTAGAAAGGCAGGCGAAATCAAAAAAGCGCTATTCAAATCAAGCCGTCATCCAGAACTTTATCCAATCAGCCGCAGTCAAACAGCATCAGTCAAAAAAGCCATGTGCATTAAGCCACTGTAATTCTTGGATGGTGAATGGGCTGCGCGGATGAGGCGGCTGTGGGCTGAACGATGGGACGGGCTGAGATGACAGGGGGCGGGACGACAGGGGCTTGCGGTGCTTCATGGTCAGGCTCCAGCAACATGACGAGAGTGAGGGTGATGAGGATCAGCGCACAGGCGATCATGAGCCGCCAGCCGTCAAAAGGATCGGGATGGTTCAGCGCATGCCAGTCCGGCTGATGAGATGCGGTGTCTTTGGGCTTCAACTGCTGCTGAGTCGGAGCATCGCGCAGGATGACGCCGGACTTGAGGGCAAAGGCGCGGAAGAGCTGGCGGTGATTCATGCCGCTTGTTCCTGCATGGCTTGTGCTTGCATGGCCTGACGGGCGATGGTGTGACTGATGACATCGTGCACGGCTTGCTCTTGATCTGACGTGAGGCGGATCGGGCAGGTCATACCGTGATCGGGGTCAATGACGGCGTCGAAGGAGAGGCAGAGTGCGTCCGCGTGAAAACGGTAGCCCAGCACACGGTCATAAGAGCCGCTCGCAGTCTGACCCCAGACGATGTCACGACGGGCAAAGGTGAGGTGGCGCACCGTGAGATTGAGCTCGCCAAAGCTGAGGTCGGCGCGGTGGTTGTCGCAGTGATGTACGGTGATGATGTCCTGAAGTGCCTGTGCGGTGCTCATCATGGTGTCCTCTTATCGCTGTTGTTCGCTATAAGACAAATATTAGCACACTTATTTTTAAGGTCAAGAAGTTTACTTATATTTTTATATTTGTATAAGTGGGGTGCTGCGGGTGCTTTGGCTTGAGGTTGCGGGCAGGCGTAAAAAAGCCCGGACGAGCCAGGCTTTGCTGTGATGGGATGTTGTCAATGGGTGTGGTGCATGGATGGCTCACCATCTTCGGATCTTGCGGATCTTGGCTTGCCACCACATTTGACCGATGACCTTGACGTTTTCTTTCTCGATGCGCTCGGCGGAGAAATCCTCGTCGGGGTAGGCGATCTTGTCTTCGTTGCGCGAGACCAGCCGGAAACCGCCGTCGGGCAGGCGGAAGGCATACTTGACCTTGACCATGCCATCGTGGTCGATCGCATAGATCTCTCCGTCAAAGACTTTGCTGGCTGAGGTATCGACCGCAATGGTCTCACCACTCTTGATCTCGGGATACATGCTGTCGCCCGAGACTTGAATGGCTTTGGCGAACTCGGGGAGTACGCCGTATTCGTCGAGGGTTTCTTGACGAAACCATAACGAACTCTGGGTGATGTGGTCGCCATTCATATAGCCACTCCCCAGACTTGCATAAGTACTGTCGTAAAAATCAATCGCCACCATTTCCTCAGGTTTGTTGTCTTCGCCGTTCCATGTCTTGATGCCGATGTTCTTGAGTTTGGCATTGCCGTTACCGTGCATGCCGTCAAGCGCTGGATCAATCGCCAGCATCATGTCGCCTTCGCCAGTCGCCAGCCATTTGTAGTTTACACCAAATAATTCAGCAAGTTGAGGCAAAAAACTGGTTGCTTGTGCTTTGCCGGTCTCAAGCTGGCTGTAGTTGCTCTGTGTCATGGGCGTGTGCTTTTCGACATCGCTTTGCGTGAGGCGCGCGTATTTGCGCGCGAGTTTAAGCCTGTCTTTGAGTTCCATCGCGGAGCCCTTGGGGTGTCGGGTAGATGGCTTATTTTATTAGTGACCTAATATAAATGCAAATAAATATACTTATTGACAAGTGATAAGTATGCTAATAATATTATTAATACGTTAATTGAGAGACGTTCCAAGGAGTGTGAGGATGACTGTGCGTCAGTCTGTTTATCTGGCGATTTTGCAGCACTTCGGGACGCAGGCGTCGTTTGCGCGGGCCATCGCAGCATCGCAGCCGTCGGTGAGTAATTGGTGCAGCGGTAAATACGAGATGTCGCCCAAATACGCTCGCCGCACCGAGCGCGCGACACAGGGACGGTGGAAGGCCGAGGCGTTGTCGTCGCAGTTGGATGACGGGTTGCAGGATGCACTTGATGCTGAGTTGGGCGAAGCGTTGCATGAGGAATTGCAGCCTGCCGTGTGAGGGCAGGTATAGGTTGTTTGCAGGTCAGAGTGGGCGGAGCGCTGCCCGATTTGGCTGTCCAAGATGAAGAACAAGCACAAGATCAGGAGTGAATGATGATGAGAGTGGTGACGGAAACGCTGGTACTGGATCGGCAGCGCAAGATCGATGCAGATATGCAGGCTTACCTTGCACGCGGCGGAGTGATCCGGCCCTATGACGAGTCGATGCGTGTGCCGGTGCGCTATGGGCGTAGTCCGCGTCCGCTTGAGGACTTGGAGCAAGAGGGCTGGCTGCAGTCGGGGCTACAGGATGAGGCGCTGCAGGTGGACTTGTCTGGTGATGGTCTGCTTGAGGTTGAGGATGCTTCGGATGATTTGCTGGATGAGCACTTGGCTTTGCCCAGCCAGCCTGCGGTCGCTCGGTCGATGGGTGGGCTGATGCGGCGTGGTCATGGGCCGCGTGGCTTGTCACAACACGGCGTGTCTCAAGGCAGCTTTGTTCAGGGTAGCTTGTCTCAAAGCGGCTTAGCGCAGGGCGGGATGAATCAGGGAGTGCTGCCGTGAGGGATTGTGGTCTGCGGCGCTGTCCACTGGCGGCGGGGGATTGTGCGGCGTGTGCGGCATCGGATCTGTGGTTCGATGCGCATGGCAATCAGTTGAATGGCTCGACTATCTTGATCTCGGATGAGCTGGATGGTGGTGAGGGCTGGGCGGCTGTGGATGAGCATGTGCCTGAAGGCTATTTTCCAGAAGAGCATTTTCCTGAAGACAACGCTGGCGTGCTGGGATGAGTGGCTGCTTGAGATGTAGGTGCAGGGATGCACAGCTGCAACGGATGAGAGGGGAGGCGTGATGGTGGGGTTTGAGGTGAATTCCTTTTGGTTGTCGAATGCGCTGGTCGATGCGCTGCTGCCGTCGCTCAGTGAGGCAGAGCTGAAGTGCTATCTGTATATCGTGCGCAAGACACGCGGTTGGCAGAAGCGTGAGGATGCGATCAGCATCAGTCAGTTTGTGAAGGGTACGGGGCTGTCGAACCGTCACATCATCAAGGCCTGTAATAGTCTGGTGGCACAGGGCTTGATCGAGCAGTCGGTCGGTGCGCGGCGGGTGAAGGTGTTTGCGGTGCTGTCACTGCGAGCGGCTGATCCCAAGGTCACGGGTGACGTGACGTCAGCGGTGACTTTAGATCGTGCCAGTGATGACTTAAGGTCAGGATTAGCCATGACGGATGGTCATACACAGAAAGACACTACTTTAAAAAACACGACTTCAAAAGACACTGCATCACAAGACACTGTCCCAGCAGATGCGATTTTAAAAAATAGCTTTAAAAACAGTGACGATAGTGCTGAACACTCGCCGTCTGTGGTTCCCAAGGTTACGGCCAAAGCGTCATCCAAGCCGTCATCCAAATCGGCATTGCGGTCGCGAGCCAAGACCGAGATGCAGGTGCAGTTTGAGCGGTTCTGGTTGGCTTATCCGCGTAAGCAGGCCAAGCAGGAGGCGCTCAGGGCTTATCTGAAGATCGCGCCGGATGCGGATTTGCTGGCGCAGATGATGACCGCGGTGGCGGCGTGTCGAGGTACTGCAGAGTGGATGGCGGATTGCGGGAAATATATCCCGCATGCTGCGACCTGGCTGAATGGCAGACGCTGGGAGGATGAGCTGATGGTGGCTGCGGGTGCATTAGTAGATGCGGGTGGTTCGTTTGATCAGAGCAATGCTGCGTCGCGTGATCGCCCTGATAGACCACCTCAACCGCTGCGGGTGGCGCTGTCCGGAATGGAGCTGGAGGCGTATCGGCGCTACTGCGAGGTACGCGGCGAGCTGTCGCAGGCGGCGGTCGAGCGGCAGGCGGGGGATGCGGGGGTGGATGTGTATACGTGGCTGCTGTGTGCGTTGGGTGAGAGGGCGGCGTGAGGATGATGGGCAAGATGAAGATGAGAGGAATATAACCATGAGCAAGATTACCGAGTCGGCGCGCGGCAAGCCGTGTCAGATCCGCATCGTTGGGGTGTGTAGTCATGATGAGTCTACGACGGTGTATGTGCATTACCGCAGGCTGTACTTGGCTGCGGGGATCGGGCTTGCGCCGTCGGATCTGTTTGGGGCGTATGCGTGTGCGGCGTGTCAGGCGGCGGTGGAAGGGCGGCTGAAGACCAATATGTCTCAGGGTGATCTGGATCAGTTGCATATGACGGGGGTGTTTCGCACGCAGCATCTGCTGCTGAATCTCGGGCTGATCAGGACCGCTGAGGCGAAGGTATTGGGTCGGGACATGGGGCGGTAGCGGTTGCCCCATGGCGGGTGGGTTTGGGGTGTTGCTTGGTTTTTTTCTGGGTTTGGTCTGGTTTTTTTGGATTGCGAGGAGTAGATGATGGGTGTGTATCAAGAGCCGCGTTTACGGGTGATGCAGGATGAGCTGTCGCAGTGGGGCCAGTGGGCGCGCGGAACCGAGTTGAGCTATGGTTTGCGTCGCTATGAGTCGCCGGCGTTGATGATGGTGAAGATCAAGATGGAGCAGCACCGTGAGCCGTCCAAGGTGCGGGTGACGATGCTGGATGAGCAGTTTATTGCGCTTGAGCGACATATTCAGTCGCTCAGGGTGTGTCGGCCTGAGTTGTTTGCGTGGATGGTGGCGTTTTATCTCTTGGGTTGGCCGATCCGGCATCTGGCGGAGAAGACGGGCAAGTCGAGGGATTTTATAGATAAGCAGTTGATCGCGGCGGAGAGTTGGCTCGATAGTCGGGTGGGGCTGTACCATGACATTATGCAGGGTGTGCATGGGTGAGGTTGTAAAAAACCGCACAAACCCCTTGAGGCCGGCCACAGGCTATGAAAGTATGACAGTATCGAAGTGTGAAATAGCAAAAGCCCGTCTCGGATAGAGGTGGGCTTTTTTTATGGTGGGGAGACGGCATGTCACCTCGCCGCCTGACTGGATGTGTGCTTTGGAAATAATTATTTCTTTTTGAAGTGTTCATTCGCTTCTATATGTTGAGCCCATTCTTTTAATTTGAATCTTGGGTGATTTCCGCAATGGTTACATGGTGGGAATGTTTTCCCATATATACATGTCACCTCGTGGTTTTGCGTATGTTTGGAATCATGGATTACAGTATAGATTCCAGAATGTGGAACCTTGTCGCCCGGTTTGAAAACGTCACCAACTGAAGCCATTTAGATCCTCCTTGTTTATTCGTGCACAATCAATATGCAGTGATCTGATAGTAACCTATTAAATTGACTTTTTTTAACCGTTTGTCTAATTTCGGCAGTGAACTTAGCTCGTATGCCAGACAGGCTTTTTTATGGTGGGGGGACGGCATGTCACCCCTCAGCCTGATCGAAGGTCGGCAAACGGGTGTAGATGGGTTTTTGCTTAAATTGCTTGTGGACCAGCAGGTGTGGGGCTAGTTGGATCAGCTCGAAGCGCGCCTCTGCACCACACTGATGACACGGGGGAAATGGATCGCCAAACAGGCAGATCACATCATGATCAGGCTGGTGCGCATCGCCATGCGTGACCCGATATACACCTGATTCCGGGCAGCGTTGCCCGGGTTTAAATATTTCGCCTACTTCGGCACTCATGGTTGTCCATTCCGGTGATTACTTGCACGCTCCATGTGCAGTGAGCATATTGTAACTCATTAAATTGTCTACTGTTTAACCGTTTATCCGTTTCTTGCTGCATTCTGTGCAGTTGAACTTGGTGTTGTTTGTTGTGGTGTCCTAAGGCCCGTGCTCTGCATGGGCTTTTTTTATGTTTAATTGAACTATGGAGTTATGTCATGTCTTGGTTATCTGATGAAGCTGTCGCGGCGTTTGGTCGTCTTAAAGACGCCATCGAGCACCCCTCTCTGATCGATGCAATCTCGGAGGTCAAAACCGTCTCGGCGGCGATTGCGGAGTATGAGCCTTTGATCGCGCTGGTCGTTGGGCTGGTGCCTGCGGCGCAGCCGGTGGTTGATACGGTGAATGCCGTGATCGGTCAGGCGGATGCGGTGGCAAATGTGGCGACAGAGGGTCTGTCAGCCGTGAGTGCTGCGCCGTCGGCCTGAGGGTGCCGTCATCGTTTGATGGCGTGTGATGCGGTGTGATGTCTTGAGTGGATGCATGACGTTGCGTATGTGCTGCGTCATGTAATGATTTTGATGTGAGTGGTTTTTTGATCCGGCCTGAGTCCTGCATTTTGGCTCAGGCCGGTTTTTTTATGTGTTGAGATGTGATCCCTATATGAGGTATGCGATGACAGTCCAGACTTTAGCGCAGCAAATGCTCGACTGGGCGCAGATCGAGGTGGATTATCGGGCGGGTGTGCGCTCGCTGCGCTCAATCGCGGCTGCAAATGGCATCGGTCATAGCTCGATCCAGTGGCGCGCCAAGGTGCAGGGCTGGGTGCGTGAGGAGGTGGGATTGCGAGGGGAGGTACAGCCTGTGACGGTGGCGGTTGATCAGGTCGTTGAGACGCCGTGTGTGGTGGATGATGCGGGTATTGATGCAGATAGCCGGATTTGCTCGGCGCTGGAGGTGCAGCGGCGGCAGCAGCGGGATATTGCGCGGCTGCGGGGCTTGGTGATGAAGATCACGCGTGCGCTGGAGTCGCCTCTTGATGAGATGACGCTACTGCAGCGGATTGACTGCGCCAAGAAGCTGACCGAGACGCAGAAGACGCTGATTGGCCTTGAGCGTGAGGCCTATGGCATTGATAAAAAAGACAGTGATGCGGATCAGGCACAGCAGACGCCTGCGAGTCTGGCGCAGATGTATGGACAAGTTGATGGGGCAGTCGATGGATAAATCTATGTCTCATATGTCCAGTGAGTCCGAGTCGCGCCCGACGCTGAATCCGGCGCTCAAGGATTTCTGGCTTAAGCCTGCGCGGCATAAGGTGCTGTATGGGGGGCGGGCCTCGTCGAAGTCGTGGGATGCGGCGGGCTTTGCGGTGTTTCTCGCGGATAATTATCGCCTGCGTATCCTGTGTGCGCGGCAGTTTCAGAACCGCATCGAGGAGTCGGTGTATGCCTTGCTCAAGATGCAGATCCGGCGCTTTGGGCTACAGGCGCGCTTTAAGATCTTGAGCAATAAGATCGTGAATACGGCGACCGGCAGTGAGTTTCTTTTCTATGGGCTATGGCGGCATAGTGATGAGATCAAGTCGCTGGAGGGGATCGATATCTGCTGGCTCGAGGAGGCGCATAGTGTGACCGAGCAGCAGTGGGAGATCTTGGCACCGACGATCCGTAAGGCGCATTCGCAGTTCTGGATTATCTTTAATCCGCGTCTGGTCACGGACTTTGTGTATCGGCGCTTCGTGCTCGATCCACCACCGGATACGCTGGTGCGTAAGATTAATTATCTGGAGAATCCTTATCTCTCCGATACCTTGCTCAAGGTAATCGCGGCAGCCAAGGCCGAGGATGAGGCGACCTATCAGCATGTCTATCTCGGTATGCCTTTGATCAATGATGAGGCGTCGATCATCAAACGGGCATGGGTGATGGCGGCGGTGGATGCGCATCTGAAGTTGGGCTTTGGCGGGGATCAAGATGAGGCGCATGATCGGTCTGACGCTGGCGCACGGCGTATCGGCTTTGATGTGGCAGACAGCGGGCAGGATCGTTGCGCTACCGTGGCGGTCTATGGCTCGGTGATCGTGTGGGCCGAGGAGTGGCAGGCGCGTGAGGATGAGTTGCTGAAGAGCTGCACGAAGGTCTATCAGCAGGCAGTCTCGCGGCAGGCGTCGATCATCTATGATTCGATCGGGGTGGGGGCGGCGGCTGGGGCGAAGTTTGCGGAGCTGAATGTGGTGGCGCAGCAGCAGGTGCCCTATCGGCTTGTGTCTTATGCGCGCTTTAATGCGGCGGCGGCGGTTGCGCGGCCCGATGCGACATATGGGCATACGCCGACCAAGAACCGCGATATGTTTGCCAATCTGAAGGCGCAGGCATGGTGGGGGCTGGCGGATCGGCTCCGCAATACCTACAACGCGATCACACGCGGGGAGCCGTGTGCGGTGGCGGAGATGGTGAGTCTCGATAGTCGCTGTCCGCATCTGGAACGCTTGATAGATGAGCTGTGTACGCCGCGCCGTGACTATGATCCCTATGGTCGGGTGAAGGTGGAGAGCAAGAAGGATTTGGCGCAGCGTGGTGTGCCGTCGCCGAACTTAGCTGATGCCTGCGTGATGGCCTTTGCGCCGCATGTGCGTGGGCCGCTTCGGATTTCGGAAGGGCTGCTGGGGCGGCTGTGA